CAGATAACCAGACTATATATGGCAAGAAAGGAGGCTGTAAATATGGACGGATTAAACCATAAGATTTCCGGGGATTTGCTACGGAAACATTTTGATGAGGACCAGTATGGTTCCTTAATCCCTAAGCCCGACAGCCTAAGGATGTCAGAGGTTGCTGAAAGGGTTGAACGACAGCTGTCTGCAGATACGGGTTTAGCTGAAAGACTGACTGAGATGTACTATAAGGCGGATGTAGAGTTTACCGACAATCCACTAGGCAATACTCCAGCTCTTGGAGCAGGGATTAGACTATTCGGACCTCGCGTATTTACCGGATTAAAGTTTGCAGGTAGGGTCAACAAAATAAAATCTGCAAACGACCAGAAAACGTGGAGCAAGAAATTGGAGAAGAGGGAACGGAAGATTGCCCGATATACATCGGACCTAGTCGCTCTTCACAACAAGTTGAAACCTGTGGACATGGATACACCGGAAGGTATACTGTGGCTAGTTGAAGGAGATCAGGCTTTAACCGGAGGGGGATTTGACAACAATTCAATCGGTGAAGTCGCAAAATCTGCTATCAACTTTATTGCTAAAGGTAACCGCGAGATCGATTATCGGGACACACGCCTGAGCCAGTTAACGGTCGAGGGTTCGCTTTGGTTGAGGGATCATCTGAAGAGAAGCGGTATACGTGAAGGCTCCATTACACCAGACGGGGCAACGAAGGTTCGCTTTGACCAGGACACTGATGGTATGATAGCGTGGCCTGTATATGCGAAAGCTAATGCACCTTTAACTAAAGACATAGCTACGAGACTTCTTATCGAAACGGGGGTTTCTACCATCGAACTAGTAGGTTCGGAGGTTAGGGATAAGAATAATAAGCTTATGTACAAGTTCAGGGTCATTGATGCGATTGCTTACATCCTTGACAGATTAACTGTCAGTGGTGATGAGCATCCTTCAATTGTCTCACTCCTGGCACGTATTCAAAAACATGGATATAACATGGTAGACGGTAAGTTAGTCGCGAAACCTGGGAAGACGCGATCAGTTTACCCTAACGCCGCTATCCCCGGGATACGCGAGGCTATGATCATGGCACCCTTCATGAGAGCTCTGAAGGAACACAAGGTCTCGTTTATGCCCAGCCTGCAGAATAAGCCTACTAGAGTTGATATGTTAAAGACTATGATCACTGAGGCTTTTTCAAAAGACTATGATTTACTTGCAGCTGACTGGTCGAAATATGATGCGACTGTTATAGGGTCAATTTTGGCCACTGTAATGCATATAGCCGTACGTCCTTTTATTAATGCCAGATACCATTCTTGGTTAGATGCCGCTATCTACTCGTTGACGTTTAAATATATATTAATCGATGAATCTTTAGCTAGCATCCACAATGAGGAATATTCAGCGCTCTTAAATGATAAGAACACCAAGAGCAAGGGGCTGAAACATTTCCGAATATTTGGCATGACTGATGGCCTTATTTCAGGAGCTAAGTTTACACATGGTGGTGGCTCTATGTATGGGGAAGTAGTGATACATTATGTTATACCTAAACTGTTGGGGTACGAACCTTTAATCGGTGCCCAAGCAGGTGACGATACGTTATTAGCAATACCAAAATCCATGATTGATATCGACCGTTCAGAATCAACTTATTCTCCAATTGAGAAGGCCGCCTCTCAAATCGGCTTAGAGATGAATGCCAGTAAACAAATATGGCACAACGTCAAAGGAGAAGTGGTTAAGGTATTCTTACAGGAAAATTACCATGTCAACACTGATGTGTGGGGAACAGGAACGATCTTCCGCCCTGCCGCTGCATTATTTGTTATGGAGCGGGATAAAGGTCTAAGCATCAGTGAACAAATGATCGCCGAAATAGCGAGGATGAATCAAGGTTCTGACTCACCATTCGTCGATGAATTGATAAGGTTCTGGTTCGAGAGAGAGCGCTTTCTTGGGGCCATATTTAAAGATTACGGCGTAAATGCTTATCAGCTAATCATTGATAGCATAGGGTTAGACATTGAGCAAATAGCCCAGAGGATAGACGTCGGGTCTTTTTCTTGGGGGATATCGAAGGATGACATGCGTTCTGGTCGTATTCCTATCCTCCCGCATATGGCACGCGTAGCTGCCACAATGTCATTTGATGTAGACAGCTCAACGGTTCTCGAGACTCTGAAGGCTAAGGAGGGAGATGAATCGGGCGAAGAAGATTATCCTACTGATCTGGAATTAGATTAGCATCCTCGG